CTGTATGTTCCCGCTGTGGTAACTTCCTGTTGGAAGTACTTGGTAACACCTGAAGCATCGTAGATGATCAGAGAGGAACCAACTTGTACGTTCTGGAACTGGAAGGTAGTTGATGTACCTGCGCTGGATTGGTAAACAACAAAGATATTACCTGTGTTTGTGATCGTCTGAGCACGTAATGAGGTCAGAGATGTACCTGCGTTGATCGTACCGCTGTTGTTAATAGTCCAGCCTACATAGTAGGTCTGGCCGTTAGCCACAGTACATTCATCAGGTTGTTGTAGGTTAGCGACTTGGTTCAGTTGATACTGATACGCATCGTACATCTGCTGGACTGTAATAGTGCCGGTGTTTGTTATCGTCTTGGTAGAGAAGTTGAATGAAACCCCTGTAATAGCCGCTGCGTTAGCAATCACTTTATCGGTAGTCGGTAAACTCACGTGAACGTATGTCGGCGTTGCTGCGTTGTTGCCAGCCAATGAAACACTAGAGCTTTGCTTGTCATAGCCGTAACGACTTGAGTAAACCGTATGTGTTTCAGCGCCTCGTGTTGTACCTGTGCAGAAATAGCTGTACGAAGACAAGTTAGTTGTAGCTGTTGTAAAACCCCAAGCAAACACAAACTCACTTGTTGCCGCTCCACCCACGGTTGCTACAGCTTGCTGAGACAAATCGAAGGTAATGTCGGATGTAATTCCCTTAGCACGTACACCAGCTACGTTTGTGCCGACTGGCTGGTAATACATATACCCGTCTGACAGCAAGTTACCCGCCGTGTCTTGTGCCCGAATGGTGATTTGTTTGGAAAACTCCAAGACGTTTTGACGGCCACCCGATGCGCTAGACGAACGCCACGCAATATTTGTCCCGAGCAGGTTGTTTTTAAGGCGAGTCCATGCGGAACCCAAAAGCACGATCTGAACGCCAGCGTAATACGAAGGCAGAACGTAGGTCGTGAGGTAATCCTCAATCACAATCCGAGAAGCCGTAGGGACGCTTGCCAAGTTAATCTCAGGGCCGTCTGTGTCGACTGGTGTGTAGCCTTTGATACTGTATTGCGGTACACCAAAGTTCAACCACACACCCACAAAGGTTTTGTTAGCTGTAAAGTTGATGGATGCAGAAGTGTTGTCTTGACGCAGACGAGCTTGGCTTGTACCAGTACCACGAGCGCAAAGCATCCAGCACACGTCGCCGGAAGTTGTGATGGTTGAGAAGTTACCTGAGTCAGTGGTCAGCCAATCAGCACCGAAGCGCACACACGCATCAATCATGGTGAACTTGGCAGGGTAGGTAGCATTGGTGCTTCGCAACCGCATGATCTTTTGGCCGTTTTGACCAAGCCAATCAAAACCCGGATATGGGAATGGTGCGTTTGCGGCTGCTGCTTTGCGTCCGTTGAAAATGACCTCACCACCAGTGGCGCTACCAAGAACCTCAAAACGGTTTGAGCATGAGCCATCATTGCGAAGCTGTGCCACCCGTGATTCCACGGTCAACGTGCCTTCAATGAACAAATCTTGACCACCCACATCAAACGTGCGGAAAAGGTCGCCACGGTTTGTGATGGTGAAACCTGTTGCAGCACCAAGGCTCAGGTTCATTGTGTCTGTGCCTGTTTGCGTGATACCTGTCTGACAAGTAAACGCTTGGCCTGTGAACGTGCCAAAGGCCGAATCAACGGTCAACGAAGTTGCCGAAGTAATAGCCGTGATGGTCTTAGTCACGCCGCCTACGGTAATCGTGCCACCCACCCGAGGGGCGTTAGTTCCTGCTGCTGCTCCAATGGCAAAAGCAAAGGCCGTGCCACTACCCGTGACGGTGGTTGTGCTAGAGCAAGATACTGTTCCTGTTCCTGCTACCGCTGTTGTACGTGCAAACGCCATTATTCATCCTTCGGAGGTTCTTGGTCGGAAGGATTAGGTGGAGGAGGTGTTCTCCCGTAATACCTGCCAACCAATGCTAAAGCACCTATGCCAATAGCAGTAGGTACACCATAAATTAATACGTCAACGAGTATTGCAGCCATTACACTACCTCGTTGAACATAGCCTTTGTATCTGTTTCTACCAACTCAAGGCCAATACCTGCCGCCACGATAACGTAGGCTCCTTCAGGTGTTGCAAACCATGTGCTGTACTGGTCAATGCCGTTGAGTTCGTATGTGGACTCACCTGCCCATGCACCACCAGCATCCAGCAAGGTATACTTGAAGATTACATGGTCAAAGAGGTTATCCTGAATGGACACCACATTGAACTGAGTGGCTACCATGCGCTTACCGTTAGCAAAGGCTGGGTAAGGCTTAATCTGTGCTGTCTTCATTGTTTGGCTCCCTTGCCATGAATAAAACTATAGTAATAAATCAAGATACACGCCCCGATGTCTTTGGTCAGCCACATGGGGAAGTAATGATCAACAGGGTAGCTACCGTGCTGTAAGAAGTGAATAGAACGAATGATCTGAACCACCAATCCGAACACCATCGAGGCAAAGCCTACCTTCTGAACAATGTGTAGGCCAGAATCATGCTTGGTGAATACATAGAAGAATGCTACAAAGACAGCAATCAACTCAATCACCAACATACCAGCTAACCAAGCTACAAGCATCGTATCAGTCATAACTTATACTCACCAGCACGTTTCCGGCGAACTGTCTTCTTTGCAGGAATTGCCGGAACATCAGACGCTAACGCTGGAGCAGGAGCTTTACCTTTAATCTCCTGAGCAACTTCTAAGATATCCTTGTCTTTGCGCTTATCAAAGGTATTAGCAATCCAGCTAAGGATCCCCACAGCGGAGATACCGATAGCACCACCTAAAGCAAGGGCTGTATTGGCATCATTAGGGTTCATACCGAGGTAGATAGCCAATGCACCACCGAAGATAACACCTGAACCTACCGAGATACCGCCTATAATCGCTCCGGCAGCTACAGGTGTATACTGCTTGAATCGCTCAGGTTTCCAGAAGAATGAGAGCACTAAACCCCCGAATAAAGCTGAGATACCATAGTAAATCTTAGCCACAATGAATGATACTACTTCCATGACTGTCCCTGATAGTGTTTATTATGAATATACGAAGGTTACAAGGTCACCGTTAGCGTCATAGCTGAAGGTTTTAACCAAGTCGATGCCTTCTGGAGTACTTCCTGACAATGTGAGGCTAATCAAGTCACCGTTAGCGTCATATGCCAAGGTTTTCAAGATACCGTTGTCATAAGTGATCGTAACCAAGTCACCGTTAGCGTCATAAGCCAGAGTACCACCAGCAGAAGCTAAGTTCTTACTGACAGTCTCGAAGGTGTTGTAGATGAAGGTCTGTTTAAGCTCTTCAGTGCTGTAACCTGCCCAGTTGTTAGTGGTAACGCTTGTGTTGCCCCCTGTACCAGCCTCTAAAAGAGGCCCTGTATCGATTTCTCGACCATCGGAGAGCACACAAACTAAACTTCCATCGGCAGCGATGTATACATCAACGATAGATACACCGTCTTTACCATCTACACCGTCTACACCGTCTTTACCGTTGATTCCATCACGACCATCGAGGCCATCACGTCCATCTTTACCAATCTTACCGTCTTTACCGTCCCTACCCATAGGCCCCGGCTGCCTGACGTAGCTGTAAACCTCTTTCAAGGCATTGTCTACATCAGTTTTGTGGTCATTAATGGTCTGGGCGATGACTTCAACGGCTGCTTCGTAGGTATCTAGCTCTTCTTGTACCTGTTTAGCCTGCTTACGAAGCTGGATAGAGGTCTCAACTTGAGCCAAAAGTGCTAATTGTTCATCTTCTGACAGATCACCAGCAGCAATCCGTTCAATGAGACCTACTGTATCCATTTAAACTCCTGTTGTAGCTTTGTTTAACGAGGCTGAAAGCTTGGTAACGAAGTCAGCTTGAGTCTTTTGTCTGTTGGCATCCATCTGCATCATGGTAATCTTCTCGTTAGAGTTAATTTCCTTCTCCTTCAGTGCCAAATCAGCCAGCTTCAAGCGTCGTTCAAAGTCCTTGGTCTCATTATCCTCGTTGAGGTTGTTGGACAAGGCAGCAATTACCTTAGCTTTAGCCAGATCGGGTGTTGCAGCAGCCTCAGCTTGAGCCTTTTGAGCCTCAGCTTGGGTCTTCTGCACTGTAGCTTGCTTGTTAGCCATCTCTAACTGCATATTCAACTGCTGTTGCTGTTGTTGTTCAGGGTTAGGCTGACTCATCTGATCCAAAGCTGCAATCAATTCGTTGCGGTTGCTCAAGGAACTGTTACCCAAGATACCTTTAAGGATCAGAGGCAACACAGGAGTGTCGGGGCCTAATGTCTGTAACAAGGCAATGAACTGCTGCTGTTCGAACTCACGAGCTAGGATACCCAAGGTAGCTGTAGGCATGAACTTCACATCCACAGAAGGGTAACGCTCAGGGTCAAACTGCATATAGCGCCAAGCAGCTTTGTTGATGAATGGGATCAGGAAGTCCTCTTGGAAGTTCGTCAAGGTACGCTTGTACTTCTTGATGATACCTGCCATAGCCATAGACATACCGCCTGCACCTGCATCACGAGGAGCTGCTGAAGGCATACCAGCCGAATCAACAGTACCTGTAGCTTGCAAGAGCAATCGTTCGTAGTTCTGAGAAGCCTGTACCGATGAGGCATCAGGAGTACCGAACTTAATCGGCATCATAATCTGATTAGGATCACCGTTGGTCAGGAATGCCTTACCGGGCTTAACTTCAAACTTAGCACCACGTGGTAAGCGAGTAGCGTCCAGAGCGATCATAGGCACTGCTGTCAGTGCTCGAGCATCACTATCCATACGCAGGCTACCATCGATAGCTTTCTGCATGTTGTAGGCTTTCTCAGCCGTACCACGACCCCACACACGACCGGGAACAGTGTCATCCTGATACAGCATCACAGGACGATCCTTCATCATGTAAGGATTGGCCTCAGCCTTCAGGAGCTTACCCTTGTTAGCGATAACAATGATAGCTTCCACCAAGTCAGCGTAGTCATCAGCCAGAGAGTCTTCAGGGAACAGGTCTACAACCTCTTGGCCTTCGCTGTTCTCCAACTGCTCCAAGTACTCACGAGGAACTAAACCGTAGTAGGTCAGGAGACGCACACGACCTTCTTGGAAGTGAACAATCTCATCGGTAGGCTCTAAGTCATCATCAGGAGCATCCAACCCTAAGTCAATCTTACGGTAGATACCCTTTTCCATACCTTCTACGACCTTGTGTACCGAGACAAACTTCTCAATAGCACAACCCATAGAGTCATCCAACGAGGTAGCGTTAGGGTCAATCAGGAAGTTCTTAGGGTTAACAGGTACAAGCTTAACAGCGATACGGTCAGTCTCGACCACACCAATAGCTGCTTGTCCTTGTACGCCGGGGATAGCCTGAGTAGCTGGAGCGTACTCCTTCTCAGTCTTAACGGCAATCTCACCGATACCTGTACCGTAGATCTCAGCCATCAACTCGATCTGGTCGATAGCCTTCTTAATCTTGTCACGGTTGAAGTCTTCCATCAACTGGTTCTTCAACTGTTCAACGTCTAAGGGAGAACCGTTAACATCCTTGATGTCATCCTCAATATCAAACCACTCACCTTGGCCGAAAATGGCCTCCATAATTTCAGCATGGCGGGTCTCAATGGCTTGCTGTGTAGCTGGAGAGATGATACGGCTACGCTCACTCTCACGAGTCTTGTCTTCGGCAGCCCACTGACCACGGAAGATACGCTCATATTCTAACCACAGATCAAGGTAGTTCTGGTCTCGGTAGTCACGCCACCTGTCAGTGTGTTCGACAACCCAACTAACCAACTCTTCGTCGGACTCGGTAGGTTCGTCGTACTGACTATCCTCAACTTTATCGTTCATATGTCAATATCCTGTTAAAATGTCCATTGGTTCAAAGTCGTCCTCTTCATAGTCAGGAACGAAGCTATTAAGAGCTAACTGCTCAATGTACGCTAAGGCATCCACCAAGTCATCATGTACCCCTTTAGTTGGAAACATCAAGAGTTGGTCTTCAAAGTCAGCCCAATCACCTTCTTCGTTGAGGGTGACCTTACCGTGCTCCATACGACCTTGTAAGGCCCAGATGATACGGTCAGTCTTCTTCTTGTTACCATGAGTCAAGGTCTGGATATGAGCAAAGGTATTATATTGACGCATCATGTCTTGCAAGATGGTTAAGGCAGCATTCTTAGCTGTTCCTCGCTCAATACCAATAGCCAATGGCTGATAGTCCTTAATGACCTTTAAGATACGCATACAGGTATCTTTGATGTCCCAACGACCATGCTCAATCTTGTTAACCCACCAATCACCGTTATCCTCTACCTTCACGATAGCGATAGCTGATTCATCCAGTCTCTTCTTGTTCTGAGAACCATCTGATATATCCTCAAAGCCAGCCAAGTCGATAGCAATGATATAAGACCCTTGCTTAGGCTCTGGGCCTTTCTTGATCCACTCAGCCTTGAAGATGTCAGAACCTGAGGTATCGAAGCTAGACAGGTATTCCTGCTTGAATGCAAAGCTACTCAAAGTACGCTTGGCAGCAGCAATCTCTTTAGGGTCAATGGTCTCGTTATCAGCGGTAGTCTTATGCCAAGACTTCCACTCATCATCTGTTCCTTCTTTGCCTAGCTTAAAGACATCGTAAAACCAGTTACGACCAGAAGGAGTAGAAATGAATAGAGCTCTACCTTTCTTGTCCGACAGAGCAGCACGGATAACCTTCTCCCAAATCTCCTGCTTAATGAAAGCACATTCGTCCAGTACCACATAAGTAAGGGACACACCACGAAGACTATCGGGGTTATCAGCACCTCGAACCAGAATCTTTCTTCCGTTGACAAGACTAATCTCTAAGTTGTTAATGTGTGAGGACTTGATCACTGGACGACCTAAGTCATGCAGCAAGTCCCAGATGATCGTACGGGCTTGTCCCAACGTAGGAGCGATGTACATCACCGCAGAGCCTTCAGGACAGTTTAAAGCCTCTATAAGCAGTGTTACAGCAGACAGCCTAGACTTACCACAGCGACGACCAGCAGCTACCACCTTGAAGCGGGTAGAGTCTTTAAAGACCTCTTGTTGCCAGTTCAGTAATGCAAAGTTAAGTTCAGACATCAATTATGTCCTCATCGGTGCTTACAGTGGGCGTAGTCAAGCCAGTAATGTTGATACTGATCTGAGGGGTTCCACCAGCATTCTTAGCTGCATCAAACATAGACACAGGCAAGATACGATCAACAGCTAACTTCATAGCAGCCATCTGTCCGGGATGTCCATCGGTCATGGCAATCTCTACCATCTTGTCTAGGATACGACTACCACCCGTAGCCAGTAATCGTTCCTTGAACTCTTGCAACCGAGCAGCGTCACCAGCAGGGCGACCTACCTTACCCTTTGTACGGTCTTTAACGGCCTGTAGATCGGTCTTAGGAGGTCTACCCTTACCACGTAGCTTAGGCGCTAACGCTGGTGCTACTGTTGCTGTCTCTGTTGTCATTGGCTTCCTTTTTCATTCTCTGGTGTTTCTTAGCAATTTCATTTGCACATTGCTTACACCGTGAGTTCAGACCAGAATAAGTTCGTTCGTTAAGACCAAAGTCAAAGACACCCTTCACCTGATGGCAATGTGAGCATTCCTTGAGACCTTGATCCAATAGTCTGTCAATCTCTAACTTCTTAGCGGCTACCGCCTTAGTAACTTGTTTCTTCTTACTACGGGTAGACTCAGAGTCAAAGTGAGGAATAGCCTTAGACAACTCCTTCTCTTGTGCTATGACCTGCTGCACATGGCAGGAACGACAAACAGAAGAGAAACCATCTGCATCGTGCATCTTGGAACGGATAAAGTTGTCTGTATTCACTTCCTTTGTCTTAAGACATTGAGGACATTGTTTAACGATTGTTTGCATTTGGACACTCCTAATTGTTGGTTGCTTACACCTATATTGTAGCAGACAAACAGAAGATGTCAAGGGTTAAGACAAAATATCTTTGTACCTATAGTACTTTAAAGGTAACGTCTAAGTTAAGAACTTACTAAGTTAATTACTATAAGTAACTGTTAGTAGGTTATTCATATAGTTCTTAATGCGTTAGGTCTTTAAAGTACATAGTCTATAGTTTAATTGTAACATGACTTTCTGTATAAGTCAACACCTTGTCTTCTTTTTTTACATCTTTCTTTTCTTGTTACACGTTTAAGCCCCTTTAACATTCCCCTTCTAGGGTGTCCGTGATCCCCTATCCTGACCTTTATTGTTACATTTTAGTTATAACTCATAACTACTTCCAGTACATTCCTCTTGTTGTCTACTTTTCCTAGGCATATCAAGGACTTACGAGTACTACAACTGCCTCTTTTTTAAGCACTCTTCTGTCCCTAATTAAGTCTATTTTGACTTTTTTGTGAACTTTGTAGGCTCCCACAAAAGTATTTACATACAAGTACCCCTCCCCCCTGTCTTTGTAGGCTCA